CTATCCGAGTTAGATGAAGAAATAATAGTTGTTCTAGCTAATGTTCCAGCCGCAACGGTCCCAAGACCAACTTCAAACTCTGCTCCACCTTGTAAAGATATTGCATAGTAAGTCGTATTACTATTTCCAATAGCAGAAGAAAAAGTTTCAAAACCAGTTACAGCTCCAGCCAAAGTGAATGTGCCGGTACCAGTAGTCGTACTTGTTTCTTTTACTCTATCATTTACTACTAACGCCATTTGTATTCCTTATAAATATTACGCGTCGCCAAGTCTAATGATTGCACTAGATGAATTAGCAGTTGGAAACTGAACAACGAAATCACCGTTAGTTGCAGTTTTTGATCCACCAAAATCTAGAACTAATACTGCTTCATTAGAAGTCCCTTTATAAATCAGAGCACCTACTGCTGTTAAAGTTACAGATGAAAAAGTTAAATCTGCAAAGTCAACGTACGCAATGTTACTTGATACTGCTACACCATTATTAGTTAAAGTATTTCCACCAGCAGTATAACTTGTACCAGATGAAGAAACTTCATTACTAGTTGTATAAGCTGTTGTTGAAGTACTGAAACCAGATATATCAGTGTATAGTGCTAATTTGAAAGTTGATCCACCAGATGAATCAAAATCAAACACACCACCAAGTAGGTCTGTTTTAAAAGAGTCAGGTACTATATTAGCCATATTTTTTCTCCTTAATTATTATGGTGATGGCGACTTAATCTGAGAACGAATAGCGCCATCTTGCCATTCATCTCTACGTCTTCTACCTTCTTGTTCAATAGAGTACGATTTTGCAGCCCTTTTATATGACTGTTCATAGTATTGTAACAGATCCGCTGGACCTTTCAAGTATCCATATGCTTCTACCAGACAAGCATACAAAAGTAAATCCTGATATTTGTTAGATGTGTAAGTTCCTGAAGCGCTTACTGATGAGTCTGTAAGACTTGTTGGCTGTTTAATATAAGCCAAAGTAATTTCAAAAGTAGCGTTTGGTGTAGGTGCTACCACCCAAAAATTAGCGTCCCAGTTAGCATAATACTTAGGTAGGCCACTGGCTGTGCTAGGTGTGTTGTAATATTCTGTCATAAAACTAGTGTCTCTTTTTTCTAAAAACACCTGATTATTGGATCCATCTTTTAATTGAACATATCTAATCGCTCTTAAGTCCGATGGAATGGTGACATATCTGTTTCCAGACTGTAGGTTTGATGTAGCATAAAATCTATTATCATCAGAGTCTACTTCTCTATAGATTCTGTTCTCAGCATTTTTAATTATTGTGTTTAGAACACCTGTCGACAATACAGCGCTATCTACTTCTGTATAGTTTCTAATATCGTCCTGTAAGTTTGTAAGTGTATATGCCATTATGGTGATAGTGTAACCGGACCAGCCGATATACTTCCTCCTCCTATTTTTGCAGTTGCAGTTGCTGTGCCTGAAGCTGTAAATGTATAGTTATTAGCATTTGTAACTGTAATTGTAAATCCCGAAGCGTTATTAATATCTGTAGAAGTTATACCCGCACCAGGTTCACCGTCTCTAAATCTAACAGTATCACCTGTAGTTCTTCCATGATTATCTTCAAACACTGTAATAGTTGTAGATCCACTTACAGCAGACAATGGATTTAAAGTTAATACTCTTGCAACAGCAGGTTCAACTCTTGCAGGTCTTGCATTTAATAAACCCTGTGGATCCGCTGAATGTGGTTTTGGTTCTAGCTGAGGATGTTTTGGTTCAAACTCTGATATGTGAACTCTTGCTCCATTCCATTCTATTACCATTTCAGAATATGGAAAAGCTAATCCTGATCTATCTGATATAAATTGTGCATATTTACCTGAAGAAAGACTCGACATTAAGACTCCGGATAATAAACTTTAGGACTAATAAAAGTACTTGATGATGAGCCGTCCTCTTGTAGTGCTCTTTGTAATTCATCTTCATACAACATCTTTAACATTTGAACTCTGTCAGGTGCATTTTTAATTGCAAGATAGTAAGCTAAACCGGCAGTCATACATGGTACAAATCTATATGGTACATCTGCATCATTAGTATAGTCTCCGGCATCTTGAATTCTTTTTACATAGTAATAATTTAAAAATTTACCTGCCTCATTAGACCCAGGTGTTAAATATAAAGTAACTGTAATTTTATCTATAAATCTTTGAACAAAATATTGTGATGGTGTTCCAGTAGATGTTTTATTTGAAAACGCTTGATACTGTGATCTACTTACCTTTGTAAGAGGTGTATCTACATTTGAGTTTCTGTATGATGCTTCTAATATATCATCAACACCATAAACAGCTGTAGCACTTGAAGTGCCATCACTTGTTGATCTAAACATTGTATATGTTGCTTGATCTGCAACTAATGTAATATTATTGTTTGCAACTTCCCAATAATGTAACCCTCTATTGGCCCATTCTTGAAATAAAATATTAAGGGATCTTCTTGCAGATTTTAATTGATAGCCAGAAACACCTTGTATACCCAATCTTTCATAGGACTCTTCAACAATATCTGAAATAGAAAAACCTTTTTCAAAGGTAGTTGTACCCGAAGTAGTGTTGGCCATTTACTCTCCTATTTATCTATAATAACAGTTGCAGTTGCATTTGATATAGCAGAAACTGTCATTCCGCCTTCAAATAAGATTCCGTCTTCTGCTAGATTATAAGAAAATACATCACCTGCTGGTACATCTACTTGAAACTGTGTTACTGAGTTTCCATCTTGTAATGTAACTGAACCTGCAGAACCTGTTGATGCTAAAATAATTCCTCTTAATCTTGTTCTTCCTGCAAAGACTGATGTAGCGTCTGTTTTTCTAACTGCTTTTACGTCTGATTTCATTATCCTGTGTATCCTATTGTTACAGAGTCTGTAGTAGTTAAGTCTAAATAGACTCCATTTTTAAATCTTATACCAGAACCAGGTATCATTATATCTAATCCTTCATCACTAAATTTAGCTTGAAACTCTAAAGAACCTGTTCCGTCTGTTCCATCATGTAGTTTTACTAAACAATTAGTTCCACCATGAGCTTGAATATAAGTAACTCTACATGGTCCTAAATTTACACTTCCACCAGTGATAGTTTTAAATCTACCATCTGCTGTTAATGTTGTAAACTTTTGATCACTTATAAAAGATCCGCCGCCTGCCATAATTATTCTCCGTTAAATTGATGTGGGGCCGAAGCCCCACACTAATTATTTATTATGCTTCTTTAGCAAAAGTTCCTCTGACTTGAGTAACTTGCCATGCAGTAGTTCCATCTAATGATGCAATTACAACATAGTCACCTTGTCTTGAAGTAGCTTTTGTATTGATCAAGTCTTTGTCATCTGTTGATGAACCAGCATAAGTGATTCCATCAGATGCATTAGGACTGATCGTCATTGTGTTTTGTCCATCAGGCGCATTGTTTGCGAACTTGAATGAGTATCCAACTGCAATTGCAGGTAAAGTGAATACCACACCATCTGTTTCAGAAACAAAAGTTTTTCCTGAATCAGCTGTAGTCACAGTGTAACTTGAAGCTTTAGTTTCAATGTTAACACCTTCTTTACCTTGAAGTACTGGACCTGAAAATGTAGTTTTTGCCATAATTATATCCTCCTAGTTTACAGATCATAGTCTCTAGGCCGTCGACTATACGCGTCTATGATCTTTTAATAATTGTATAGTAGTTTTTTTATACACTAGATTTGAGTAGAGCGCAAGAGAGCCTGTAGTGTGGATTGGATTTTTCCAACGATGTAGCTTTTGACTAAGTAGCTACAGAAACTTGCGGAGTAACACCTTCTACAGTGTTTTGTTTGTGAGCAATAGCTGCTTCTTCCAGCTTAATATCAGTGATGATCTGCTTAACTTTGTCATCAATTCTGACCATTTCAAGAGTATATCTACCGTTAGATAGATGCTCCTGTTCCCACTTCAACTCCAAGGACCTTTTTGCTTTGTATAGGTCTTGTATCATTACTAACTTCCTCATAAGTTATTCGATAAGGTCTGTCCGAAAACATTCCCGATGATTCCCAACTTATACTCTTTTCTCCCAGTTTGTCAACTATTGATTGTTCTAGTGAAACAGGATCATCATTAGAATCTACTTCAAATCTAGCGTGATGATCGTATGCGTATATGTTTACAAGGAATTTTTTCATGGTTTTGTCTTTCTATATAGTGATTGTGGCGGAACTATGTCCCGCCACAAAATTATTGATTAAGCACCTGGTGATGCAAAAATACCTCTAGGGTCTGATACGCCAAATACGTATCTTTCTCTAGCTTTGTATCTTACGTTTCCAGTATCGAAATCGCCTTCCATTTTAGTAGTCAATGGAGCTCTTTCCATATGCTTCATTCCGTTAGGCACGTCTGTAGTGATATAGAACGCATCTGTGTCAGTTAAGTAGTGGTTAACTGTGTATCCACCAGGAACCATTCCCATAGATACAAGTGCGTTAATATCATTATCAGCAGTTCCAACTCTTTGTGAAGACTTCATAAGTCTTTCAGCAGTGAATTGTAGTGCAGATGGAATGATCATCTTCACAGCTTTCGCAGCGATCTTTAAACCTCTTTCATCAGTAAGAGCAGCGATATCAATCATTGCTTGTTCTAATGAAGTTTCGTTTAAGTCCGCAGCTGTTGCCAATGTATTACTGAAAGTTCCAGAAATAGTTGGGTGAGCTGTGTTGAAAAGAGTTACACCATCGCCTGAAGTGAAACTCAATCCAGGTAAACCATTGTTCAATGGTGAAGCCGCTTTAACTTGTTTAGTTTGAGCCATAGATCTTGCTAAAGCTTTTGTATATCTAGACGCAAGTCTGTCATACAAATTGTCCTCAATAGCTTCCTCAGTGATAGCAAACCCAAGAGCAATTGTCTCGTGAGTGTATCTAGCTGTGAAAGTTTCTTGAGCACTGTCGTAAGTTATCCCAGAACCTTCTGGTTTAACTTGTGCTTGAGCGAAACCTGATAACATAACTTCTTCTTCAAAAGCTCTGTCAGATGACTCAGTTGTGTATATTTCAGCATGTTCTTGTTCATACTGTTTATACTCCAGGCCGAATAAGGCATTCAAACCTGGCTCTAGTTCTTTAACTAGTTGATTACGTGAAATAGCCATAATTTAATTACTCCTTATATACCTGCCACGTTGTTTCCAAGAATATGCTCATTGATAATAATTCTAAGAGCAAAGCCCTCAGCAGTAGTATCTGAATGATCAGGATCTCTAGAAACACCTAGGATTTTAAGTTGAGCAATAGAAGCTCCTGTTGTAGCCGAAATTTTTGATTTCGAAATAAACAATGGAGTAGTTCCTACTGCTGCGACTTGGTCAGCACATCCACCAACTTCATTTTGGTTGAATGCAGTGTCCGCAGACATGATTTCATAAACCTGTCTTGGGTCGTCATTTACGAAAGCAACAATATCAGTAGCAGTATTACTTGCTGGTGAATAGTTGCTGAACGTTGGTTTACTAGTTGTAGCGTCAGTGTAGAAAACGCCGTTCAGTGAACCCAGATTGTTTGCATCTGTGTTACCTGAAGCGAGAACAACTCCATCTGCAGTTAATTGCACCATTGCTGCGTGCGAAATTAAAGCAGAAGAAGCTGCAACGCTGTACTCTGTAAGAGCACCGACATTGTCAGACTGACCAACTTTTTTAATGGGTCTAAAACCGAACCCAGTTGTTGACGCGTTAGCCATACGTTTTCTCCTTAAATGTACCTGCCCCGAAGGGCCTCCAGTACGGTTAATTCGCTGGTTTCGGAATTGTTAAAAAATTAACTTTTCTTTGAACCACCGAAGGTTACACGAGTATCTCTATCAACATTGATAGGCATACTCTTATGCTGTTCCTTTGCAAGATCGGCGTCTATTGCAGCCTGCTGATCCTGTGCTTGTTTAGCATAGTATTCAGTTCTTTGCTGCGCGATCTCCTCTGGTACCCTTGTCAGCACAAGGCCTCCGTGCCCGATAACCCCTGCGTACTTGCCATCTGCGATAGTTGGAAAGTCCTCTTCTGGATATTCATCTGATCTTACTAATTCATACCCGGATCTTAAGCGTCCTTGTATGTTTTTTGTATCAGTGAATCCTTGGATTTCTACCCTGACCCATCTGTGTCTATATCCATTTGGCGCGTTGGGCGTATCTAAGTACGATGGTGGAGTCCAAACTTTTGGTCTCTCTTTTGGAGCTACCGTTTTTGCTTGTGTCTCAACTTTTGTTGAATCACTTTTATTTGTTTGGCTCGCACGAGTTGGTTGTTTCTTTTCCATATGCCTATACCTCCTTCGTGTTCATAAGTTGTTTCGCATATTCTTCTAGTGGCACACCTAATTTTTTAGCAATTGCTACTTGAGATGATGTGAGTCTCACTGTTTTACGACTAGTCTTTGTACTACGCGTTGCAGAGGCAACGGTTTGTGTAGGTTTACTAACCGGTTTGTTCATAGGTTTATCAAATTTATGTGGAAATTCCAACCTAATTCTTTTGTCGATTTCCTCATAATATTCTTCTGACCTAGGATCAATTCCTTCTTCTTCGGTAAGTTTTCTGTGTAAATCAAACGCTGTATACGTCATTGCACTATCCTTACCAAACCACTCATTATTACTAGCCCAGTCCTCTGCCCTTGGATCAGGTGGAGTTTGAGCCTGTTGTCGCGGTTGTTGATATAATGGTTGTTGTACAAGTGTTTCTTTAGCTGCTGTTTCCTGCATCTGATGTTGGGTTTTAAGTTCAGCTAATTTACCTTGTTCATAACCAAGTTGAGAAATAGCGGCCAAAGCTTCTGTTTCAGCTTTTGGATCTTCTGCTTGTCTAGCCGCTCTTAATTTTTCTTGAGCCGCTGCAATAGAAGAAGTAATTCTACCTTCCATTTCTGCAACATAATTTTTATCTAAAGAGTCTGCTGTAGTTTTAAACCTATCTCTTTCCTGTTTAACACTATCTGCATAACGTAAAGCTTCTTCTTTTTGTCTTTCCGCTTCACGCATTCTTTTGGTTAACTTAGCTATTCGCTTTTTAACTCCTTCAGAATACTCTTCAATTTGCTTACTGTTATCTTCTTGCTGATCACTCCCTTGAACATTAGACTGCTCATCAGATTTCTCAGGTGCGTTATCGGCGCTACCACCGTCTTTAAGATCTTGTGTCTCATTTGTTGTGTCCTCCGTTGGTTGTTCTACAACCTCTTCTGTTTTTTCTTCTGGTAATTCTATCTCTGCACCCGGACCAGATGTATCGATATCAACTACCTTGTTTTCATTTTCTTGCATAGTATCTCCTATGATTGTTAAAATTCGTGGAATATATCTTCAGGGTTTTCCACGGTTGCTAAAACTTCGTCATCATTAAGAAGTCTTATCTCACCCCCATCTATTTTAATTCGTGATCCAGCGTATCTTGCAAAGATAATCCAATCACCTTTTTTACACCATGGTCCTTCTGGATATCTTTCTTTATCATAGCAGTGTGGACCCATATCTAAAACTAAACCACAAGTTGATGCTACTTGTGATCGTTCTACTGTTTCATCCGCTAATAATATACCACCTTTAGTTTTATCTTTTTGTTTAAAAGGTAAAACTAAAATTCTCCAACCCGTAGGTTTAGGTAATTTTGATGATTCGTCTATTTGTTTTTCTTCTTTTTTTTCAACACCAACTAGTTTTTTATTTGGTAGAACTATCTTTTGATTTGATGCTGATAATTGTTCCTTGTTCGTCATTTTGCTCCTTTGTTTTTAGCAGGGTGGATATTTCCTGTAATAAATACTGATAAGTTCGTATTTGCCCTAACATATACTGGTATTTTTCCATGCTGTCAACATTACCGTTAGTCATTGCAATCACTACATCATCGTGTCTCAATTTAATTACTTTTCTTATTTTGTCTATAAAGTCCATTATAACGTCTCTCCTCTCTCCGGTTCAAGTTCATCTAACACATCTAGCTTTTCTTTTGCCGCAGCTATCTTTTCAATTTGTTTATTAACTTCTTCTATGTGTTGTGGATGTTCTCCAATACCTACTGAGTTATCTAAAAATATATTTGCAGTAGCGTCTGCTTCTGCAATATCAGCTTCATATCTTGTTCTTAGTGCGTTTAGTATTGCTCTTCGCATTTTTTCTCCTTTCGAAAAGGCTTTCTATGGTATCAAAAATCTTATCTACACCTGCAAAGAAATTATAAATAAGTCTGTCTAACATTTCCACCTTCTTCGTGCCTGACGGATACGAGAATTTGGATCGTTACGAGTTTTAGCTGATGATCTTTTGAGTTGTCCAAGTGATCTTGCGCAGTATGATTTTCTACGTTTAGCAGCTTTTGATCCAGGCTTCACTTTTCCTGTCACGGCTGTTTTTAATTTGCTTCCAGGGTTTGCACGTCTGTAAGCTTTTACACCTTTTGCTGTCATTCCAGCTCCAGATTTTGTTGGTCTATAATTGGCGTTTGGGCCTTTTGTAGTTTTTCTAATTGTCATTTTCTTTTTGCAAATGTTGCAACGTTAGTTGGCTTTCCTCCAGGATTACCTGCTGCTCTCTTTCGTCTGACAGCAGAGGCCTTTTGCCCTTTTGTCATCCGTGTGGCTTTTGCAAGTGGGACGCACTTCGGATACTTTCTTTTGCTCCCCTTCGATCTCCCGCATGGTTGATATTTTCCGTTCTTCTTCGGAGCTCCTATATCTACCCATTTCTCTTTGACCCATTTTCTTAGACCACCTTCAGCCATTATTTTCTCTTAGATTTTTTCTTTTTCTTTCCACCTGGTTTTATTTTACCAGAACAAACAGCTGAACCATACATGTTTGCGTACGCCGAAGGGTACACTTTGAATTTTCTCTTTGCTGCCGCTTTACCTTTTGCACAAAGTTTAGCCATTACTTAGCTCTTCCGCCATCCTTCATATAACCCATTTTGTTTCTAACTTTTTTGGGTAACTTCTTTAAACCTTTTTGACTTGGTTTAACTGGTTTTAAAACTTTTTTACCGTTTTTAAACATTGGTCTTTTCATCATTCCTGGCATTATTTTTTTCCTTTTTTCATTGCTTTACCAAAACCTTTTTTAGCTGCACCACATCCAACACGGCCACCTTTTTTGAATCCCATGCTATCGAACATGCTGTATCTTTTTCCTGGAACAATCATACCTGGAATTTTTCTCATGTTTTTAACTCCAGATCCACCTCTCATAATATCGTCTTGATATACCGGTGTTGATTCTTCCATATTAGCCATTTGTCTTGCTACAGCGCTAGAGCTAGTTCCACCTCTTCCACTGTCTACACTAATATTAGATTCTTCCATGCCTTTACCTCTATTGGCTAAAGCTAAGCCTGCACCTAAAGCAGCAAGTGCACCAAGAATCTTTTTATTTCTTTTTCTAGATTTTTTGCTCATTATTTTTTACCCCCGTTTCTAAATATTTGCGTACCCTTTATACCATAAATCGACGCCACTACAAGGATCCACAAATTTGTAAACCATGACGGAAGCTGCGAGAACATATCGAAGAACAATTTTACTTTGTCCATCGCTGTTGGGTCATCCGATATCACTGCCCAAGCGAGCACCAACACGGGCAAACTTAATATTACGAGGACCGCCTCGTCCTTCCAGTCCGATTGCCTTGCCTCTAAAAGTTTTCCTTGGTAAGCTTCCTCACCTTGAGCCATTTTAGTAGCGTGCATTAATTGTGCTTCAGACATTGCCATTTTCGTCTTCTGCTTGTTAGCATAAATTTTACTTCCAGCAGAAACGGCTAATTTAATTGCCGATAACCACATATTAGTACCAATCTGCTTTACTTTTCTTTTCTGCAAGCATTGCTCTTTGACCTTTTACTTGAACTGACTGAGTTTCAGTAGGATTTGACACCTCAACTTCAACTCCACCATTTCGTAAACCGTCTTTATTCAAGAACATGTCATGATCTACATGAGTCATACCTGCGTGACTGTTTTTTTTATTTTTTTTCATATTTATTCTCCTCTATTTCTGATTATAGCAACATTTCCAGGCATTTCACCCATTTTTGGTGCCGATGGAATTGTTTTACTTAAAATTGTCTTTTCAATAGACGTATCAGCTCTTAATTTAGCTAATTCTTCGTTTTGTTCAAGCTTTTCATCATGCATTGACTGATTCATCATGGCTCTAGACTTGTCTAAGTTTAATCTTTGATCAGCTTGGTCGTGTTTTTGTTGGTTATCCATAGCTCTAAGGTCTAATTCTCTTGCTTTTAGCTTAGCAATTGGGTCATTTCCAAAATCACCCATGATTTTATTCTCTTCTTCCTTAAATTCTTGTGTCATATCAGCAATTAACTTAGCTTTTCTTGCTTCAATACCCATACTTAACTGCATAACCTGTTGTTGAATTTCAGGACTCTGTGCCATCTGTGGATTTTGTTGTGCCATTTGTTGCATTTGCATTAATTGTTGTATTTCTTCTCTGAATTCTAACTCTAACTGCTCTTGTGCCATTAAAGAAATGTGTTCAAATATATTTTTTTGTAATGCACCCATAATCACAGGATTATTTTTAGCCATATTAGTTGCCATAAAGTTTAAATGAGAAGTTATATGTGCTCTGTGATCTTGGCCTTTAAATGCTTGAAAAGGTTTACCACTCATTGCCATAATATTTTCTGCTGCTGGGTCCATCGGCATTGGTTGTTGAGGCGGTGGTAAGATTCTATTTATATCTTTTACACCAATTGCAGAATACATATCTTTATAAGCTTCATACAAATTATGCATTTGTGGATTTGACATCGCAAGTTGTAATTCTGTTTGAGCCATAGATATTCTTTGTGACTGTGAAAATATATTTGGATCTGCTATAGGCAAGATATCTACTTTTTCATCAAAATCTGCAACCTTAATATTTCTTTGTCCACCTACAACATCATATGGATATTCTGGTGGAAGATATGTTTTAAATACGTCAGCTAACAATACAAATTCTTTTTTAAGTGCCACATACAATCTTTTATGTATGGCTGACATGACTCTGGAACCACGTTCTAAAAGAGCAATGGTCGTTCCAACAGCGGCCTGTTGGTTGCCGTCACCGACCTGCATGTCAGCTATGGCGGCAAATCGTTGTCCTGCTTGAACCACTATTCCCATTAATTGTAATAATGTTGCTGATGGTTCTTTAAAAGGTAAAGGCATAAATGCATCTCTGATATTTCCTCCAGGTGCATCTACATCTCTAAACTCTCCAGGTTGAATCGATTGCGCTTCATCTCTAACACGAATACCTCTTTGTTTAAATCCAGCAGGCATATTTGAAAATGTGCCGGCATCTAACAATTGTCTAAGTGCATTCGTTGCAGTTCGTGATAATCCACCGATCATGTGGATTAAACCAAAACCATAAAAACCTAGTCCAGGTAAAAATTTAAAATGTGCAAAATATTCTATTTTATTTTTTAATGGATCTTCTGCTTTATAGTTTCTTCTAATTGACAGAACTTCTCTTGACGATGTGTCTATTGTTACAATGTAAGGAAGTTTAATTCCTGTCGGGTTTTGCTCCAT